TATATTCGCCACTCTCGAACTTCAACCCGTAGGATACTTGCCTACCACTCGCCCACGCTTCTACCATTATACACTCTACTTTTGCAGGGGCTATCTTATTGCCCCATACAGCATATACATTGTTACCTATGTCGTATTTTATCTGTAATTTCATAGTGGTAAAATATTAAAGTGTTAAACTGTGCCAATCATTAGTAAGGTTGTCCATATTATGAGCGTACACCATTGCTCTTTCAGTTTCGTAGTAATCAGCCCTGCGCTCTTCTTCTGCTTCTTTGTCAAGCCTCTGATACTCTTTATTAAGCAAGTCTGTTAGTATATCAATTTGCTCATCTGAAAATTGCAAATCGTAATACCCACCCTTGTACAGCACATAACTCTCATTATAAACTATCTGAATAGTTGAGCGGTGAGTACTCTTATCGAAGACCCACGCACCTCGTACGGATAACTCATATACCCCGTGCTTAGCCTTGATACCAAACTCATCAATATTACTATCTTCAATGCTATGTGCCTTGCTTATTAAGCAATCAAACATTGCCTTGCTTACCTTACCACTTGGGGTGTAATTCTCTTTTGTCATTGTAAAAACGTTTACAGGAAGTATGCGTTTTTTTCCGCCTCGCACCACGTGCAGAGCCTCGTTAAACGCCTCTCTTTCAAAGGGCACGCACTCTTCATAGCGCTTGCCATTCATCGTTACATAGCCGTCAATTAGAAGAATTTGGCTATTTTGTTTGGTAGTTTCCATTTTTTGTTGTAATTTTGCCATCGTAAAAAAATTATTAAATTAATATTTAGTAAGGCGACGCTGTGAAGTGTCGCTTTATTTGTTAGCTATTTTGTCGATAACGTTCGCATTCGGCAAAGAATTGCGCCTCATACTTTGATATATCTACCACTTTCTTTTGTCTTTTAGAAGACGGCTTGCTACCTTCCACAATAGCAAGCTCGTCATTAGTACGAATAATCTCATTTGCAAGAGTTCTAATCGCTGATTCAAGACATAACTTTGTAGTCTCTAATTCTTTTATCTTACTTTTTAGCCTTTTAGCTTCTTGTTGCTTATTCATATCTCACCGTTCTATATTTATTAAGGAGCTCCTTTTTTTCTTCTTCACTTTCAAACTCGAATAAATCATCTATATTGTCAGTTTGAGCGTATTTTTTTAACGGTATATAATTCTCTAACTTCAGGAACATAAAAGGTCGTATATATAGCCAGTTTCCAATGGTCGTCGGCTGCTTACCTACTTCTATAGAGAAGTCTATCATACGTTTTACAATAATACTTCTTGCAGTGTTTGTTAATCTCATTTTATTTATTACCTTTGCAACGTTAATTAATAACGTTTTGTTTTTACGGGGCAAAGATATAACTATTTTTGTTATAATGCAAATATTTTATCACTTTTTTAGTGATTATTTTTGTTATATTTTTATAATTAGTTGATTTTTAATATTTTGAAGTGAAAGATTTTTTGAAGAATATCTGTGAGAATATAGATATGAGTGAAGTGAATATGATAATTAATACCTTAATATGTATGGCAACGTTGTACATAGTTGTCAAAGGCTACTCACGTAGTAGTAAAAAATATAAAGAAGAATTGATAAATAACAAAAAAGCAGATATAAAAATAGAAATTATAAAAACAGGAGGGGAGATGCGCACTATTTTAGTTACTAATATAGGACAATCTACCGCTAAAAACATTTGTATTGATTGGAAAGATATAGTTTCAGACCGCATAAGAATAAACGAAATGCATAAACTCCCTTTTCCTATTTTAAATAAAAGTGAAAGTTTTGATTTTTATGCTTTGGTAAATTATCCCGAAAATAACAAACCTGTAATTACAGTAATGTGGGAAGATAGCTTTTCAAATGATAATAGGAAAGATATTATTCTTTCGTTTTGAGTTTATTAAGTATTTTTTTGAGTTCTTCACTAAGAGCCCATAAATAAGGATTCTCGTCAAAATTATCATACTCAAGTTCAGGAATAACATTCCAATCTCTTTTCATAAGTCTAAAAGTAGTATATACTATAAATCTTTGAAGTCTTTGATACTCATCTTTATAGTACATCAGTTGTTTGATAATATCACTATCTAACTCCATAACAACAAATGTTTAATTTTTAAAGTGCAAAGGTATGGAAAATAATTTAGATAACCAAAATGGTAATATTAATTTATACCTAAAAGAGGCTTTTTCTAAACTTGGTAAAAAGCAATATGAAGTTGTGCAAGATTTAGGAGTGTCTCAATCTTATGTATCTGCACTAATGGCTGGTAAAAAAGCGGTAGGAAAAGTAGTTGCTGAAAAATTAGCCGATTTGTACGGATTTGATAAAGGAGCTATATTAACAGGAAAGATTGAACAAGAAGAATTAGACGAAGAAGATGAAACATACCTAAGAACTGAGCGCAATAAGTATGATTTATCCTTGCAGCGCATTCAAGAACTCACCAACTTACCTATGAAAAAACTCAAAGCCTACGACAATGGCGATGAGAATATGCCTGATGATATATTGGAAGCCTTTGAGAACCTTTTTCAGAGGATAGAAAACGAATATAACGAGAGTGAGGAACAAGACGACTCTTTACCAGTGCTTATGACTGATGATATGGTTTCCAATGTAAAAGTACCTTTCTATGAGGTAGATTTTGCAGGAGGTTTTAATTCCCCTGAAATGTTTTCACAAGTTAAACCTTCGTTTGTTATCAGCTCTCCAAGTTTTGCGGGGGCAGACTTCGCTTGTGTGCTCACGGGAAACTCAATGTCAAAACGCATAAAAAGCGGTTCTGTAATAGGTCTTAAAGAAATTAAAGAATGGTGGGAGTATTTTCCTACTAATGAAATATACGCCATAGTAACCAAAAATGGGTTACGAACTGTAAAAATTGTAAAAAGAAGTAAGAAAGAAGGATATATAGACCTTATACCAGACCCATTACCTGAATTTAATAATCCTTCGTTTGAAATGGAAACTATACGAATGAATTATGTAATAGGATTTTATCAGGTAATAGCACACGCATTCTATGAAAGAATGGCTTTTTAGATAGATTTTAACCAATAAATATTAAAACCAATGGAAATAGAAGTAGAACTAAAAACAAAACTCGAACAGCTCTATAATCGAGTTGAAAGCCTCAAAAACCAAATTAATACAGAGGAGGCTACTAAAAATGCTTTTATTATGCCCTTTTTACAAATATTAGGGTATGACGTGTTTAACCCTACTGAGGTTGTCCCTGAATATGTAGCTGACATTGGCATTAAAAAAGGCGAAAAAGTAGATTATGTGATTAAAAAAGATGAACAAGTAATACTTATTGTGGAATGCAAACATTGGAAAGAGGACGTGGACGCTTATAACTCACAACTTCACCGTTATTACCACGTAACTGATACTCGTTTTGCTATCATAACCAATGGAATTATATACAACTTTTTTACAGACCTTGAAAAGCCAAATGTAATGGATAATAATCCTTTCTTAACTGTCAATTTGGCAAACCTTAAAGATAGTACCATTAAAGAGTTGGTAAAATTTACCAAAGCCACTTTTAGCATTGATAATATCCTTGAAAGTGCCGAAGCTCTTAAATATGTACGAGCGTTTAGAAATGAGTTTGAAAAAGAAATACAAGAGCCTTCCGATGATTTTATAAAATTGTTAGCTCGTAGGTTCTTTGATAGACAAATCACAGCTAACCGATTAGAAAACTTTAATAGCTATCTAAAAAGGGCTATTACTTCCTATTTTAATGATACTATTAACGCACGGTTAAAGAGTGCCTTAAATATTAATGAAAATAAGGAACAACACAAAGACGAAACAGGTGATACATCGGCTAATGAAGTAGAAGAAGATAACAGAATAGTAACCACAGAAGAAGAAATTGAAGGCTTCCAAATTGTTAAGGCAATTCTTAGAGAGAAACTACCAGCTTCACGCATTGCCTATCGTGACGCTATTACATATTTTGGCGTATTGTTGGACGATAACAACCGAAAACCTATTTGTCGTCTGCACTTCAACGGAATTAAAAAATATATTGAGTTTTTCGATAAAGGAAAGGATAGTCCAGAAAGAGTACTCATAGACTCATTAGATGACATATACACCTACAAGGAACGACTATTGCACACAATAGAAAATTACGATTAA